CTTTCATGGTGTAAAATAGGGTATAGAAAAGAGGCCTTTTTAATGGCTGATTTTTTATAAGGGTAAGCTTCACAATCAAGCTTTGGCGAGGGAGATTGTGGGGCTTTTTTTGTTATTTCTTGACTTTATCTTTTAAAGCTTTCTCTATGGCTTTCTTCAATTCCAAAATAGATGCTTTTTCATCTTTGGTAAAGGTTACTGTGTTTTCATCTTTTACGGCATCAAACACACCACCTTTTGAATCAGAAGATCCAGGATAAACAAGTTGAAGATATCCAACAGTTGAACCAGGTTCTTTCAGTTGGTATGCTGTAATTTCAGAGAGAAGGATTGACTTTTCACCATCCAAACCATGAAGCAAAACATTAGACATATTTGTCTTTCTTGCAATCCTGATAAAGTAATCATCGATTCTTACGACAGTTTTTGATTTTTTAAACTCAAAAACTCGTTCATTAGGCTCCTCTGTAAAAAGTTCGATTTCTAAAACTTCATTTTGTTTTTTACCAAATAATGCCATAAGTAGTTCCTTTCTTTTTCTGCTTCAGCAGTTTATAAACATATTTAACCAATTAAAGTCTGATATTCCTCTTTTACCATGATTTCATTTGTTACGGTTTTAAGATTGTAGTAGGACATGAATTTGAGGTAATCAAACTCTGTGGGGTCATCTAAGCTTTCTAGCGCGTCTTTTACGAGATGATGGATCATATTCCTATCAGCTTCGTTTTCACAGCGTAGGCGAGCGTTCTGGTACTCTGAGCGTGTGTGGTCCTTGTGTCCTAGTTCATGAAGTAGGACCTTAACCCTCTCTTTTTTACTAAGTTTACTCGATAAGAAAGCTGTATTGGTTTCTTTTTCGTAAAATCCAAGTTCATCAGGCATCAAATCTCCATCAAAATCGATAATACGAATCTGAAAATGACTTATAATTTCTTTTTCGGTCATTAAGCAATACCTCTAATCACCAGCCTCCTTCAAATAACCTTCAATGATCGACTGGATGATTTTTTTCTTTTCATCTGTTAACTCTCTACCACCAAACATCATGACATTAGATGCCAGTTCTTCTACATTTAGGGTTTTCCCTTGCCATATGTACTCTCTATTATCATCAGCGATACTAGGATTTTCAGTACGACCAAGCAAAAAATCAGTGCTTACATTAAAGTAATCAGCGACTTTCTCGATTTTATCACCGCTAGGTGTCGAAGAATCCCACTTTCTGAGACTACCATTACTGAAATCAAGCTTCCGTTCTAATTCAGCTAATGACAATTGATGAGTAGAAGCTAATGACTTGATTCTATCAAGCAAACTCATCTTTTTTCCTCCTCAAAAAACCTTACAAAAATAATGTAAAATTTTCTAATCAATCTATTGACAAAAGGAAAATTTTCTATTATACTTATTTTGTAAGTTGATAACAAGCTACAAAAACACCTTCCTAATATCTAATAAATAGTCCGCCAAGACAACTAGATGATGGAAAAGTTTAGTAGTGCTCTTTTCTATACTCTTATAATAGATTATTTTCTATTATTTGTCAACTGAAATGAGGTTATTTTCTTATATAATTTTCTATTAGAAAGGAGAAAATATGCTCTATGACAAAATAAAGGAGGTTGCTAAAACTAAATCTCTTTCAATATATCGAATCGAAAGAGATTTAGGCTTCAGTAACGGTAGTCTCAGAAAGTGGAATAACAGCACTCCGTCTGCTACTTCTCTGAAAAAGGTTGCAAATTATTTGAATGTAACCTTAGACGAATTATTGGAGGAAACAGCATGATATACAGAGATATGACAACAATTGAAATCAAAGTATTGAATGCTATCAAAAACGGTGCAAGCTTTGACTTACCAATTCAAGCTAGTGAGATACGGCAAAGTATAGGATTGAGTAAGCGGATGCTTGAAGAAATTATTGAAAGTTTAAGAGTAAACTTTAGACAACCTATTGTCGCAAAGAAAAATTGGCCAAGTGGGTATTATCTTCCTAAGACAGAAGAAGAACGACTGACAGGTTTAGCACCTTACAAAAGGCAAATACTGACAGAGCAGAAGAATCTTGCAGCTATAATGTCAGTAAATTTAAAAGAGTATTGGGAGGAACAAGATGGATAATGTTCTACTTTCACTGTCTGAATGGATTAAATCCATTATCAAGGACACAATCACAAGGCTGGTTGAAATAGAAAAAGATAATGATCACTATCCAGAGTTGATGGATGTGAGCACTACCTGTGATTTTCTAGGAATTAAGTATGACACATTTTCAGATAATTATCGTTACTTAAAAGGATTTCCAAAGGAATTACCTGGTAAGAAATGGTCAAAAAGAGCCATCAAAGAATGGCTCTCTAATCAAATATAATAACTTTACTAAAAGGCTTCTGGACAAGGTCTTAGCAAAATTATTTGACTATATTATAACACAAAAAGAGGATAAAAAACATGAACAATTTACAAATTATCGCAGTATGCACAGCAGTGTCAGTAGTCTTGATTGAATCACTGATGATGAATATCAAGCTAAAAATGGCAATGAGACAGAAAAAGAAGATTCAATTTCAAGCGCCACAAGTTGAAAAAGGGTTTATCGACTTTAAAACAGGTCGCCGTGTGGATATTGATCCCGTGACACGAAAAGAAACATTTGTGGATTAAAACGGAGGGTATCAATGGTAGTTAAAAACAAGCGATACTACTGGATTCAACTAGCTCAGGATTTTTTCAAGTCTAAAGAAATGAAATTGCTTCGTAAGATTGCAGGCGGTGATACGCATACCATCATCTATCTCAAAATGATGTTGATTAGTTTAGAGGATGGCGGGCACATCTACTATGATGGACTTGCTGATAATCTAGCTGAAGAAATCGCTCTGGTAATTGATGAGAATGTCGAAGATATTAAAATTACTTTGATTTTCTTGGAAAGTAAAGGGTTATTGACTAGAAACTCTGACCGCGATTATTTTTTAGAGCAAGTTCCTGAGATGGTAGGTAGTGAAACCGCAAGCGCCAGAAGGGTTCGCAAGTTTCGAGAGAATCAATTAGCGTTACAATGTAACGACGATGTAACAAAGCGTAACGGAGATATAGATATAGAGAAAGATATAGATACAGAGATAGAGAAAGAAAATAATAAGACGATAGTTAGTTCCAGCTTATCTGAAAATTTGAAACATAGCGGTATTCGGATAAACAATAAACAACATCAACAGTTGCTTGAATATGTAGGACTTGATGGAATGAGTTTTGATATGTTAAACCGTGCAATTGAGATAACTTCGGAGGTTTATCAACCTAGTTTCAAGTATCTGAGAGGGATTCTTGAAAATTGGAAAAAGAAAGGTTTTACAACTATTGAACAGGTAGATGATAATGACCAAAAATATAAAGATAACAAGAACTCCCATCTTCAAGGAAGACAACAAAATGAAAAAAAATCAGAATAAGAAATTACTTCTTTTAATTTGATAGTAACATCTAGTTTTTCATCTGTTTGATTAAAATTAACTACAGTTGGCGAAAAGTCAAAATTCTTTTCAAAAAAATCTTTTATACTCATTGTTTCCTACTCCTAAAAATCTTTAAATGACTTGGCAAGTCTATCAATATCATACTGCAATTTAGGCTTTTTTTCAATTTAAATTAAGATAAAAAAAGCAATTTTAAATCAGAATTAAAATTGCTTTTTTAAAAACTAAATTTGGGCTAAAAACGGTTTTTAAGTAAATCAATTATGATGTTGTTTTTTAAATCATTTAAGTTAAAAAGTTCGTTTAAAACTTCGGCGGTATCCTCTAAATTGTTCTTTGCTGACTTCCAACCTGCTCCGTCTGTGAACCAAACAAAATTAAAGCCTTGAATTTCTTTAGCAGAAGTTGCAAGGTTTTTATAACTCCTTGCGGTTTCATTTAACTTGGAGCCTCCACTTGAATAGAAGTTACATTCAATCGCAAAAATTTGTGAGTTGTAGTTGATGACAAAATCAAAACGTTTTTGAGTTTTTGCAAGTCCGTCTAATTTAGATAAATCTAGTCCAAACTTCTTTTCGATATCTGTTTTATTCATTTCTTTAAAGTAGGTTTCGCCTAGTTTTAATCCTGCTTTTTTTTAAATAGGACTCAACTATTTTTTCCATGCTTTTGCCAGTTCGGTTTTTACGAGCATTGGTGTCAATTCCAACCTCTACACCGTAAACATAGTCAATTAAGTTATTTACAATTTTGTTTTCAAGCAAATTAAATAAACCAGTTTTTTCCATAAAATCAGCGTATTGCTCTACGGTGTAGTTAATTTCAGCAAAATCAAATAAATAGTGGTCTTCAGCAATTACTTTAATTTGCTTTTCGCGTTTGGCGATTAAAATAGGAATTGCTTTTAGGACTTCTGGAT